ATTCTTCGTTATTGTCCATCGATAATAGTATTTGTCCGACTCTGGAAGGCCAACAATCCCATAGAGTAATTTTCTTGACGGAGTTACCATTTATATCTAGTTGTTCTACCGACCAGTTATTCATGCCCAAGTTATTATTATTTGTGCCATCACTACCAAAGCTATATTTTAACTCTTGTTTAATTAAATTTCCTTCGTGGCTGTTAAAATTTTCAGACCATTGGTGAAAATCATCCCACAAGCTAGTCCCATTTCCTTCCTCGGAATCATCCAATACTGTTATGTCCCAAGAATCATAAAGTCTGGTTCCCGGCATTTTAAATGTTCTTCCTCGATAAGGAATTTCTATCGTGGATATTTTTGAACCCGGAATAGTGGAAGATTTTATATGAAATATTGTGGTAGACTCACCCAGACCCATTTTTCCGGTAACACGGAATCTATTGGGTCTTAATCCCCCACCAAACCCACCAATAAAATCTGTTATCTTTTGTGCCATAAAAGTCAATCCGTGCAGCGATCTCTTGTGAAATATTGATATTCCAACGTGACGCTGAATGTTGATAAATTTTCATTATCATCCATCATTAAGTTGACAGGACCAACTTCAGATGGCCAACACTTTACCAGTGTGATTTGTTTTTCACATATCCCATTTAAATCGAGTTGTTTTACAGTCCAATCTCTCATCAAATCGGTAAAATCTAGATTTGTTCCAGTCTTTTCATTTGTTTTATGTCCAGTTATCAAATTTGACCATTGATGAAATTTTTTCCATAAATTTTTACCATTTTGGGCATCAATATCATCAATTATGGATATTTGCCAAGAACTATAACTTCGGTTACCCGGTATTTTAAATTCTCTTCCTCTGTATCCAACCGGAATGATTGATAAATCAGAAGAGGGTAAACTGGCACTTCTCACATGAAAGGTAAATTGATTGTCTTCGTTTTTTAAGCCACCAATTGCAGGAAATCCATTATCAGCGACAATAATAAATCTGTTGGGTCTCAGTCCACCACCGAAACCACCTATAAAATCAGAGATTGTATTCTTGTTAGATGTGCTCATTAGACGTTAAGATTGGTAAATCGCATCGTTATGGTATTAATGCTCTTTGCCGGTTTGATTGTTATATCTGCTATGAATTTGTTTTCTGCAATTATTGCCGGGGTGTTATTGCTTGAGTCACAAGTAACTGTGTAATCCAACAACCCACCGCTGCTTCTTGCTTGTTCGAGAATTGGTTTTACACTGTTGATAAATGAAGTTCTCGAAATATCGTTATTGAATTCATAAAGATATTGCTTTGCGATCGGACCGATGTTCTTCGTCAAGTAAATCAGTAATCTCGCCACATTGACATACTTGTATGGGCTGGTCGTATCGGAATACAAAGTTCTGTCAGAAAGCAAGAAAGTTCCCTGTCCAGATACAGTAGTTACGAAATTTATGCGTTTTGAGAGAAGATTTGCCTGTGAGGAATCACTTGGCTGTTCTTTCAGGCGAATAAGATTAAGAATTCTTCCCCTAACATATCCTGCAGGAGAATACCACGGATAATAATCTCTATCTGTGCGAATTATGCAACCAGCAACATCGGCCATTATGGGTGTGGTGATAATTGTTAGATCTTCATCTTGAAGACCAAAATGTTCTTTTTCTCCAAATACAGACATTCCGTATTGGCCGAGACTTACTCCTCTTGGAGTTATGTTTCCAGCACTTTGGCCACCAATCCCATTGATCGGTTCTCCATAACCGCCTGCCATTGCACCGGATACTCCGACCACACCAAAGCAATCATTTGCCCTTCCAAGAACAATATTTGTTACAATATTGGCCTGAGTTGTGGAATGATCCAAGGCAAAAACTACATCAACGTCCGGGAATTTGCTCTTGTCTAGAAGTGGGTTATTTGCCTGACTCCAAGAAACAGCCTCTCCTGCAATAATGCAATTGCCACCATATTGCAAGAAATTGTGAACAGACCACCAATATTTCGCCAAGGTTCCGGTAGCACCATTAAAGCAATTTGCACTGGCTGCACCGCTGCACCCCCCTGCAGTCTCATCCGGATTTGGGCTTTTAACAGGAACGGCACCACAGATACCGGCATATTTTGCCGTATATTTGTTAACCCATTCCGATACAGTTTCCACAAGCATATAGCCAGCAGAAATATCTGCAGAATCACCAAACTCCGTCAAAAGGCTCATCGTAGCTCCGGTGGTGTTCAGTTTTTCGCAAAAAACCGCACCGATGGCATTCGACAGGTCCTCTGAGGATGAAAAAACGAAACTTTCGTCATATAATTCCACTGTCGTTATGGGTGAGGACATCTCTTCTCCTTCTTTTTTCGCTCCTATTATTTAGTTTTTATGGGTTTTACCTAGAGGATGAGGTCCAGACATCATCACCGTCAACTATTTCAGTTTCAGCTTCCGGTCCTTTGTTCATGAATCCGAATGGGGTCAATTCGCTTTCAAGATCGTTCAATTCCTCTTCCATCATACCTTTTCGAATGTCAACCGATGTCATATCCTTAAAGTAAGTTTGTCGGCATAACCAAGAAAACAAAACCAGACACATCACAAGATCGTCCGTGTGACCTTCTTCGGCTTTCCATCCCATTTCTCCCTGAGAAACGAATGTCATCAGCTCATCTATTATGTCTTGATCCTCAAGAATCAGTCGATCTTGTTCTACTAGATTTTTAAGAATAGAACACCCTGTCTTTTTCAAAGACATGGTTGTCCTGACTCCTTGAAGTTTATTGCCCCTACCGAACCCCCCGCTTACAACCTGTCCTTTTCTTCCTTTTGCCACGGTAGATACAATGTTTTCATACTCCAATTCAGTATGCAAAATGTCAACAACCTGACCACCGACATCATTTACCTCTACCAGAATCCATGCATCATTGTATAATCTACCCACGGATTCGATTACATTTGGAAATACCAAAGGCGGTATCAAATTATTTCTATACTTTGCAACCAACCTATATGGAGATACGCTTGAGTCGATTACCGTAAAGGCACTGTAGTCCTTTCCTATTCCTCTGGCAACATCGACCGTGATTGTGTATATGTGTCCCTTTTTTGGTTCTTCGTAAATGGAAAGCCCATCTTTGTGGATTTTTATGGGCTTGGACCAATTCATACTGCTGAGTTTCCAAGACGAAATCAGGGTATTTGTTGAACCCAAGAATTCTGTATTATATTCTTGGTTAAATTGTTCAAGACTGGTGTTTGCAATCGTCTCCATCATCCATTTTTCATCTCGGAGAGGTCCTCCGGGATATTTGGGAACATCTCTCCACGAAACTTCTATGGGGACGAATTCATTCTTTCCCTCTTCGCCTTTCTTTTTGGTCGCACCTTTCCATAGCTGATAAAATTTATTCAACCCCTTCGGGGTGCTGGTAATGATGACCTTTGTGTCTTTACCAGCAGAAATTGTCGGATAAACGCTGGAAAAGAAATCTTCTGCAATATTGTTTGGAATATGGGCGAACTCGTCAAGATAGATTATATTCAAAGAAAGACCGCGGACTGCGGATGAACTTGTGGCAGAGGCTATGATGCGGGAACCATTTTCTAGAACAATAGATCCCTTATTCCATTCCTTGACTCCTTGTTGGAGCCATTTAGGAATGTATTGATAAGCGTTCTTAACTCTTTCTAGAATTTCATATGCTATTGTTTTCTTGTTGGCAAGCACGGCAACGTTGATGTCTTGGTTAAACATCACGTTCCACAAGAGATACGCACACATTGTCAAAGTCTTTCCGCTTTGACGGGGCAATTTACAAATAACGAACCTATTCTTGGAACAGGTCTGTATCATTTTTTTCTGATAAGGATACGGATGATAAGGAATCAACCCCTCATCCAGAGACACGGCTTTCATGTATCGGGCGGCAAAATATATCGGATCTGAAGCACATTTGACATATTCCTCAACCTGATCCGGAGTGAAATCTATCTTGACTCCATACGGTTTTAGGTTTACGTTATCTCTGTAGCCTTCAAGTGATCTTTTATTCGCCATTGTTATCTTCTATCTTTATTTCAGTCAATGCTTTTTTTCTGCTTCTGGCACTGTTTATTAGATCCTGCAGGTCAGAGGTAGAGCCGACAAATATAGAATTATTGGTTGTATTATTTTGAACAACCTTTGTTTGCTCCATCGATTTCATTCGCTGATGGATATCGATTATATCCTTGTTTATTTCCGATACCGTCTTTATCAGAGTGGCGGCAACTTCATATGCCCTTGGAGAATCACCTTCTTGAGCAACCTTTAAAATTCCTTCTATTGCTTCCTCGCCGGTAGAGATAAGACTTTTCAGATTCTTTCGAACTTCCAAAAAGTCAACATCTACTTTATCATCTTTGGGTATTTCTACTTTTGTTATATTCTTGTTTTCTTCTTGTTTTTCGGGCACAAAAGGAATACCCAAAGCATTTCCAATTTCTTCCAAGCTCATAAACCACCTCCATTACTGCATAAATTCAATATTACCGAAATCAAATGTAGCATCTTCAATTACCGTGGCACCTTGGACTGCTCCAAAGATATATGACTTTACGGTAAAATTATAAGTATTCATCAACATTCTTCTTTCCTCGAACGACCCTTCGGTGTCTTCGTACAAATTCACCGAATCCAATATAAACGGGACATCGATTCCATCATACACTTTGTTAAAGTTTATTTTGATTACCTGTTCGGGTCCGAAACTCGGAAGGATCTGTTCCATTATCTGCAAATTTTCATCCACACTTCTTGTAAATGAAGTCATTTCGAATGTAAAATTATATGGAACCACCTTATTCACGGTGTATTGGTTTCCACTGGAGTCCTGAATGGTTCTTGCATTGAGTTTATTCAGTTTTCTACCCACATCATATCCGACGCTTTTTATTGAGAAGCATAGACGAGGAAGATCTATTTGTACTCTTGTATTGTCGGTTATGGTCCCGGGTTCTCGTATTCTTCTATAGAATTTTTCTTTTGGAGAATATGTTAAGGGAACACGAATTTTGTTCGTTGATTTATCATCATTTTGTTTTTGGACATATAGTTCATTGAACAAGTTTCCAAATACAACGACAAGTTTTCTCACAGACTCATTGTAATAATAATTGAACATCAAATACTCCCTTCAGAGAACGGATCATTTTCACAATAATTTACGACATTTTCTGTTCTGGATTCCAGAGATGTAATGTCGTTATCGCCGAAGTTGTCACCCATCAATGAATTCTTGGGAACAATTACATCCGATCCCGAGATTCCGGAGATATATTGTTTGGCACCTGAAGAATCTCCAGCCAGTATCATTACTCCCCCTAATGTGAATCCGTCCGCTGTTGTTACATAAGCAGTGGAAGTTCCGCCGGAAATTCCGACATACTGAATCATTGTTCCAGAAGAAAGCACGGATCCAGAAGTTATTCCGGTTTGTCCTGTTGCCTGTAGATATTGCTTTACTGTTTCACCCTCAAAGAAGTTGTACAGGGTCACTCCGGGTATTCTTACAAGGTACAGAACCTTGGGGATCCAATGTCTTTCTGATTGTACTGCATCGATTTCGGTGACACCCGTATTGACCTTGGAATGATCATATGTGAAGAGTTCACATGTTATCTTATATGTGTAGTTTCGTCCATGAACATAAAACGGTTGCTCATGTTCGACAAAGTTGATCTCGAATAATGAATTCGACAGAGGCATGAAGATCAAGTCGCCTTCTCTTGGTCGAGCGATATCGGCTCTGTTAGCTGTTACTTCCTCAAGGAATCTTCTTTTGGCCATCACAAAGGTCATTCTATCCTTGATCTGCAAACCAAATTTGGAAATAAGATCTCCTGCGCCTTCAAATCCACTGGCAGAGTCTATGTACATTTCTATTGGAAATGCATCTTCAAATTTATACCATTTTCCTTCACCAAATAACTTGTCCTCGTTGATCATTTCTCTTGGGACATATACCATGTCTTGACCGAACATTCTTATATGTTCGATATTCATGGCTTCCTGAAGAGCCTGTTCTCCGGGATGTTTTTGATTGAAAAACGGATTAGTCGCCATTCATCATCCCATCTGGAAGGTCGGTGGACCTTCGAATGCAGTGTAAATTTCGTTTTCTATCTTTTCTATTTCCTGTTGGGCTTCAGCAACCATCGCCGCCCCGCGAAGTGTGCCACCACCGGGAAGGGGAATGTTTTCATACTTGGCGAGATTGGTTCCCCATTGTCTTTTGATGAGCTGGACGAAATATTTTTTCAAGATTCGATCATTGTATATTTCAGTAAATTTATCCGGATCGAGTGCCAGATATGCCTCGAACATCAAGGATTGACCGGGCTTGACATCAGTATTCCAATCTGTGTTTATGGAAATTCTGTTCGAACTCTTGGTGAACTGGAAGGATTTCTCGGGTGAGAAATATTGGTTCATCAACGTGATGTAACGCATTGCGTTATCATAGTTCGCTATAGGTAGATCCTGAGTGCCGTAGAGCCCCCTGTTGACTTGGAAATAGTCGGAGAGTGCCCATTGGTACTTGATGTTGAACATGTTGTTGGACGAACTGAGAGGATCGTACTGGAACAGGCGAACGACCGATACGATGTCCTTTCCATTCGGTCTGTCTCCAGTTACACCATTTGGTGGACCGATGTTATCGGTCATGATATACTTTCTTTCAAAGTCCTCTTCAGTTATCGTATAGGGCAAATATCCAATGACCACCCCATCAAAATGACGCTCTGCAAATAACTGCAGAGCGTCATCAAGACGATCGGAGGCTTGCTCCCAATCGACATTAATGTCGATCACTGGTTTGCCAAGAGCCCTAAATGCGTATTCGATTAATTGTTCTCTAGATTGAATTCTGTTATCCGGCATATTGCACCGGATTTATTTAGGTCATTGCTGCTCTTGGTTTTGCGGATTTTCTGGGGGTGGCGGCTGCACTACAGGAATCTCTGGCAAAGTGACTTCAACCTTAGCCACATCCTCATAATTCATATGCTCGACATAGTATTTTCTGGTTATTGGCGGAATGGCCTCATGCTCTTCGGATTCCCTGTAATTGGAGAATCCGGGCATCGCTAATGGACAATGAAGCTTGGGATAATCGAGTTTCGAATATTCCTCTCCCTTGGCCAACAACCAAGTCATCTTTTTATCACCACAACCACATGCTCCACAATAGTATTGTCCTTCTTGAACTTCACTCTTGCGAAGGTGTTCACATGGTGGAAGGACTCCACCCGTATGTTTATTACCGAAACAACTCAAAACCCTGAGTTGTTTTTCTGCTTTGTGAACCTTATTATCCGTCAATCCTCGCGAGGCCATTGCCGACGCGAAGCTCTGGATCATCGTTAGTTTTTTTTTACACCGTTCTCGATGATTTCCCCACCTCTAAAGGCAGGTTCCTCTCCTTGTGCCGGTTGAGCCGGAGTCTCCGGTGGAGGAGGGGGAGCAACATTCTTTTTACCACAACCACAACCTTTGTTTTCTGACATGATGTATTCCTTAATTTATATAAACTGGAACTCTACGAACAAGTCTGATTGGCGTGGGGACCGTATCAGACACCAATATTGTATCACCATATGTAGACGAGTCAAATGACTGTGAAATCAAAACGGAGAATTTTTTTGAAGAAGATGAACCAACACTCTGTAAATAAAATGTGGAAGAAAGATATCTCAACTTCATTTCCTTAAAACGCATAGGCAAATAAAAATTTTTCGGTAAATTTTTTGCTATGAACGCAAGTTCATCTCTGCTGGGTATATACCAATCCCTATAGCTATTTGGGGAATATTTTGTCAATCTCGCAAGTTCATTTTTGCTTAATTGATTTTTATTATAATGACCATCATATACCGACGTATTTTTCATCGTCACTTGCTCTACAGGGGATCTTGAATAGAAATTAGTGATATCTTCTGGAGCGACGATTAGGACCCAGCCGTAATTTTTTAATCCATTCCCTTCACCATATGCACGATATTCTCTGGCTTTTCCAGAAAACTCGTTTCCAAGAACAGCACTTCCTGATGGAGAAGCCGGGGGTCCGGGATAAAAAACCCCAACATTCAATCCACCCCTATAAAAAGTCAACGGAGCTGGAACAGAGGATGTGGATATTGCATTCTCCATTATAATTCTCCCTCCGTACAATTATTAATACATTCTGAACAAGGATAATCTTGTTCTCCTAAAACATAAAATGATCCATTTAATTGTTTACAGGTGTATAGATTTATGCCAGTAAAACATGTACAAGGAATTCCCTGCACACAGCAGTTTCCATATGTGTCTTTTTCTGGATCTCCTGTCAAGAACGTGCTATTTGGCGGTTCTTGGAGTCCTTGAGTTCCGGGGCAAACCGGATTTATTGTGCAGTTCGTGCTGGGATTAAAAACAGGAATTAAGTTTCCAACAGTCAATTTCGAACACTCTTCTTCTGTACACACATTAAAGCACTCTGTTTGTGTTATCCCAGCGATTAAAGTATATCCGCAGCATTTTTTATAATCACTGAAATTTTTTGTTCCCGAAATGCATATTTCAGCAGATGTTTCCGGACATTCTCCAGACATCCAATTTCCACCCAGATCTTCACATAATGTTTTTTCTATTCCGCTTGTCATTCCGCCATACGAGCAGGCACAGCAGCAGCCAGTTTGTCCTTTTGGCAGACAATCTCCCTCGCATGTCTCTGATACTTTGAAATAGCCACCCAAAGCATTGCATGCGGCAAATGTAGACGCAAAAAACGATCCGCCTTCATCGGAAGACAAAGTGCAACAACAACCAGAGACTCCCGGAAAAAGATATTCTGAGTAATTGATGGGAGATTGAATTCTTGTTCTGAAATGAATTGTCATGGACAATCTCCTGAGCATTCACTTTCGGTCACGAACCATTCAAAACCATTACTGGTACAATCTGATCTTGTTTGTTCCAGACAGACTCCGCCGCCCAAGCAACAATATCCTACAGGATCTTCACTACTATCACACCCAAACGCGAAACATTCATCAAAGGTGTTAAAAATTTGGCATTCTTGGCCCGAGGGACACAATGAGGCACTTACACAAGCATCATTTAGGCAAATATATTGTTCGGATTCTGGGATAAAACAACAGTCAATTTGTTCACATGTAACACCGTCTCCATAGAATATGCCTCCTGTAGCCGAACATTCAGCTGGTGTTAATTCCAGACATTGTTGCGATGATTGAATGCAGCAAGGACCGACAATCTTTCTTGGG